CAAAATATTTATTAAATAACAGTGTGACTCTTACCGCAAACCTGGCAGGAGAAATAACGGAGTATAGATCAGTGTATCAGAGAAATTTAAACATCGCAAAAGGAATAGACAACCTAGTTCAATTCAACGTGCTTAATGCAGATCAGAAACCCGTGTCTATACTGAATACATACACACCTAAGTTTCAAATGTATGACGAAAACAACAGATTAGTAGTATCAAAAGATGGAACAGTGATCGAGACATCTACACCAAGCAAAGTGGGACATTTTACAATTACGATATCTGAAAATGATTTATTAAACTTAAAATCCCAATACATGCACTACATTGTGTATCTACAAAAAAATTCAGATGCATCAAAAACTATATTACATAGTGGTACTAATTTTTCAAATAAAGGCACAGTGTTTGTGAGCACAGAAGAATTTCCAGGTCCAATAGATTCGTATTCAGTGACAACATTTACCGAAGACAACCCAAGTTCAGGAGTGTTTGTTTCAGAAACAATCACAGCAGAACCAACAATCAATGGCAATTCGGCACTGCACACTGTGGCATATTATCTTGATGAAGCAGTTGGTGATATCGTTGTGCAAGGAACTCTTGCCAATCAAGTTGATGGAGATACATTTTGGTCAGATATTAACACCTTCACGTCTACGGATGCAGACAGTTTAGAATATGTAAACTTCAATGGAGTATACAGTTATTTGAGATTCAAGCATACACTCACTTCTGGTAGCGTTACCAAAATATTAATTCGAAATTAATTGACTTTTATCACTTTTTAATTTATAATAAAAGCATGAATATTGTGCTTGACGTTTTACAAACTTATCTTCCTTCTAAAAGAAAACAGACCCCTAGTGGTTGGGTGGCTTTCAACGCACCGTGTTGTCAACACAACGGCACAACTCCTGATACAAGACAACGAGGAGGATTGATTGCCAAAGCAGACGAGAGTGTAAGTTTCCATTGTTTCAACTGTGGGTTTAAAACGAGTTGGCGTATTGGGAGAAACTTATCTTATAAAATGAAAAGATTTATGAGATGGTTGAACATGCCTGATGATGTAATCACAAAATTGGCACTTCAAGTTTTACAACAAAAGACCGATGACACTGGATTTAAATCGATTGTCACATTGCCAAAATTTACAATAAAAGAACTTCCACCCAAAGCAAAACCAATACATGAATGGGCAACATATAAAGATTTAGAACCAGGCGGAGTTGATAAAGATTTATTTTCTGTAATGGAATACATTGCTAAAAGAAAATTAACACTGGATGATTATGATTTTTATTGGAGTCCTGAAGCAGGATTCAGAGATAGACTGATTATTCCTTTTATGCATCAAGCAAAAATTGTTGGATACACAGCCAGAAAGGTTGTAGAAAGTAAAGTAAAATATTTGTCAGAACAACAACCAGGATATGTGTTCAACACAGATGCCCAAGACGATGATAGAAAATATATTGTAGCAATGGAAGGTCCCATTGATGCACTTGCTGTTGATGGCGTTGCTCTATTAGGCAGTGAGATCAAAGAACAACAATCAACACTGGTGAATAGTTTAGGAAAACACGTGATTGTGGTTCCTGACAGAGACGAAGCAGGACAAAAATTAGTTTATGATGCTATGGAATCGGGTTGGAGTGTCAGTATGCCGGATTGGGATCAAGAAATCAAGGATGTCAATGATGCTGTATGTAAATATGGTAGACTTCATACATTGTACACGATAATTAAAAATGCTGAAGATTCACAATTAAAAACTAAACTGAGGATGAAAAAATGGTTCGCATAAAAAATTTTATAAAAAAAGCGATTTCAATTTTGTTTTTCCCTATCACAAAACTTGTAACATACATCAAGTACAAGAAGAAGATTAGAGAATTGCAAAAAAGAGATCCGTTTATATACAAGTAGGAGAAATATGATCGTTTGGGGAATAACAGGAAACAATCACGATGCCAGTTTGGCAGTGATGGAATGGAAGGTACAAGGATTAACGGATCACTATGCTCTAAGATTAAAATGGGCAGGCATGAGCAAAGATTTTAGTGGAGTTGCTGGAGATCCAACGTTGTGTCCTAAACTGATGGCAGAAGTAAGAGCAAATCCTAAATGGGCCTACCCTGCAAAGATTTATTTTTATGAAAAGCCTTTGAAGAAAACTATGAGACAACTCATTGCAGGACAAGGTTGGAAATGGAAAGAAAATAATATTAAAAAGTTTTTAGCAAAATCTGGTGTACACAATGTTCCTATAGAATATATTGATCATCATCATAGCCATGCGGCATATGGATATTACACATCGGGATTTAAAAATGCGGCAGTTATTGTTTTAGATTCGATTGGTGAGTTTGAAACATTTACTATTTGGCATGGCAGAGGTACCAAGTTAGAAAAGAAATACACTCAAAGATATCCTCACAGCATTGGATTATTTTATTCAGCAATGACACAAAGATGTGGATTCAAAGCAAACGCAGAAGAATACAAATTAGAACAATTAGCGAAAAAAGGTAATTGGAGGAAATATTATAGATTGTTTATGGAAGAAATTATCGACACTAGAATGCCTTTCAAAACAAGAATAAATCTACACAGAGGTTGTAATTGGTGGAGACCAGAATTAAACACAGAAGAAGACATAGCAGATCTAGCCGCAACTACACAGCACATTTTTGAACAAGTGTTGATGTGTGCAAGTTCGTGGATACAGATGAATATCAAAACATCAAACATAGTTTTGGTAGGCGGGTGTGCATTGAATAAAACTGCTGTGAGTAAATTAAATGCAGTTTGGGATGATATATGGGTGCCAACAAATCCTGGTGATCCTGGATCGTGTATCGGTGCCGTGTGTGCCAAATATCAAAAGCACATTGACTTTCACGGAGAAATGTGGTATAATAAGGACAATGGTAAAACAAAATAAAGATTACGGATACGAGATACAAAAACTGTATCTTGAAATGATGTTAAGTGACGCAGAAACATTTGTGCGTTGTCAGTCTATATTTGATTACACACTGTTTGATAGAAAACTTCAAGAAACAGCAGACTTTGTGAACAAGTATGTTGTTCAATATAATTCATTGCCAACATATGACATCGTGAACAAGTCGTGTAATATGGAATTGAAGGCGGCAGATAATTTAACTGAAGAACATTTCAATTGGTTATTAGATGACTTTGAAACATTTGTTAGACACAAAAGTTTGGAAAGAGCAATACTAAAATCAGCAGACATGCTTGAAAAAGGAGAGTATGGTCCTGTTGAAGAATTGGTTAAGAAGGCTGTACAGATTGGATTACACAAAGACATAGGAACAGATTATTTTAACGATCCCAAAGGAAGATTAATGGGATTGAAAGATCAAAACGGACAAGTAAGCACAGGATGGTCCACACTGGATAAAAAACTGTTTGGCGGATTCAACAAAGGCGAATTGAACATTTTTGCAGGTGGTTCGGGTGCAGGTAAGAGTTTATTCCTTGCTAACCTAGGTTGCAACTGGGTATTGAACGGACTGAATGTTGCATACGTAACATTTGAATTAAGTGAAGCACTAGTGAGTATGAGATTAGATTCTATGTTGACTGACGTGCCTGCTAGAGAAATATTCAAAGACCTAGATGGCATAGAAATGAAAGTTAAACTGCTTGGAAAGAAAGCAGGAAAATATCAAATCAAATACATGAGCAGTGGTAAAAATGCAAATGATTTGAGAAGTTATATCAAAGAATATGAAATTAAAACTGGCAGTAAACTAGATGTTGTGCTGGTTGACTACTTGGATCTTATGATGCCAATTAGCAGAAAAGTTTCTCCAAGTGATTTGTTTGTTAAAGATAAATTTGTATCTGAGGAATTAAGAAATTTATCAATGGAATTAAATGTTATCTTTGTTACAGCATCGCAGTTGAACAGAGGTGCTGTTGAAGAAATAGAATTTGATCATTCGCACATAGCAGGTGGGTTAAGTAAAATTCAAACAGCAGATAACGTGTTTGGTATATTCACATCAAGAGCAATGAGAGAACGTGGTAGATATCAAATACAATTAATGAAAACTAGATCATCTAGCGGTGTTGGTCAAAAGATTGATTTGGAATTTGATATAGATAGTTTAAGAATTAGAGATTTAGCAGAAGATGATTCAGGACAAAATTATGGTAGCAGTGGCAATAGTACCATATATAACTCATTGAAAAAAACTTCGACAGTTATAGATGATAATGCAACAGATTCATCTGAATCACAAGAAAAAGTTCCTAATCCTACAAAAGGACAATCGTTGCACAAAGCCGTTACAGATAATACAGATCAAACAAAGTTGAGGGACTTTTTAAAGAACCTTGATGGCGATGAATAAACAATATAAAAGAATAGTAATTCCAAAAGGTTTAGACTTAGGAACCAGTAGACGTACCTGTCATCAATTGGCAAACACAATCAGTGCAAGATCGGATTTAGAAATATTTTCAGATGTTGATCAAATTCAACACGGAGATTTGGTAATACTCGGTGGTGTCGGAGGACATGATGGGTTTCGAAAATATCACGAGTCCTTTAAAGAGAAAAATATTGATTATGTGAATGTAGAAAAAGGTTATTGCAATTGGTGGAAACCTGTGTATTGGAGAGTAACCTTTAATGAGAATCAAGTAACAGAAATAAAAGGAGACTATACTAACGAACGATTTGTTAAATTTAAATTAAAAATTCAACCTTGGCAAAGGGGAGAACAAGTGTACATCGTTGCTCCCAGTCAAAACGGATTAGATGTGTATGGTATCAAACAAAATGTAGATCAATGGATAGAATCCACTACACAAGAAATTAAAAAACACACAAACAGACCAATTAAAGTGAGAAAAAAGATGCCTAAAAAAGCAAGAGGTTCCAGAGGCTTCTGTGATTCGTTAGAAAATATATACTGTGTGGTCAGTTTACACACCATGGCAATGACTGAAGCATTGCGTGAAGGATGTCCAATAATATCGTTAGTACCTGGATGCTTAAAAGATTACAGTGTGGATTCAATTTCAAAAATTAATAATCTATATTATCCCGACAACAGACAATATCTATTCAACTGTTTAACTAATTTACAATTCAATTCTGGAGAGTTGATTTCCGGTGTAGCGTGGGACACAATGAGCAAACACTATGGAATCGATATCAAGAAAGCCTAGAGGCGGACAGCAAAATTCCGCGAAGCGGTAACGCAGAAATTTCAAATCCGCGAAGCGGTAAGCACAGCGATTTCGGTAAGCAATTTTAATCTATGATTTTTCTTTTGACGCCTCGTCTTTTGACATCAAGTGTGCTACAATGTATTCCACCGTCCCAAAACAAATAGTGTCTCTGTGGTACAACGTGGCAGTCTATGTGTAAGGACTTCAGTTTTGCAAACAGTTTGGGTATGTGTCGTGCAAACACAATGTTGTTTCTGTCTATGATCAACACATTGAGATCAAAGCAAACTTCTTGACTGTAACCTCTCCAATTCTCCAAGTACTTGTCTATCCAAGCAATGTCCATTTTGTTTTGTGCTTCTGCATAATCTTGTACATATCTGTCCATTTTTAGTTCAGGCAAACAGTCACTCACATCAATCAACTGTTTGTTGTGTAAGCATTCGGGCACCCATTCTTTGCCTGCGTGTATCACTGTGTCATCATCTATCATGATGAAGCCATGGTCAATGTGGCCAAAGCCATTAAATTTTGTGCCGGCATTGTGATGAAATTTATACTGATTCAGTTCACGTTTGCACCATTCTAAACCTGAGGCTGAACCTGGTCCTTCGTGATTAACAATGATGGCATCGCCTGCTTTGTACATGGTGGCAGTGTGCCACAACACTCTGTCCATCAATTTTTCTTTGTAGGTTTTGTCGTTCACAAACCAATCATCTCGGTTGTTCAAGTTCATCAACATGGGTGCTGGTTGGCTGATCCAACGATAACCTTGCTGAAACAACTGTTCAAATATTTTGTAATAACTGATGGAGTCAAAGTATCTATCTGTGTAACTGGTGTAGGTTTGTATCACAGTGTTGCCCATCACCAACATGGCATCTCTAGGCACTATGGGTGCAATGGGAAACTGCACATCAAATTCTGGCATGGAGATAGGATCATAATACTGGTGTACATCTGGTCGCATCACTTCAATGTTGCCCTGCTTGAGAAAGTCAGCCAACTGATCCAGGTCCTGCTTGGTTTCTTCTAAAATTTTATTGAACTGTGTGGGGTTGTTGTGATGTGTCAACAGTTGACTTGCTTGATCAGGATCATATGTGTCTCCCACTATCACAGTCTCCAACGGATCGTATTCTGTGTAAATCATATGTTTAGATATTTTACGTGCATGAAACTTTGTAGGCTACGTCTTTTCACATCGGGCGTAACAATTTTAGTCACAGCATGATACAGGTCTTCATTGTTGATTATGATCCTGTTGCAGAGAGGTTCCACATATTCTCCCTTGTCTGCATTGTCCTGTTTGAACAAAAACAATCCGCCATCCTTAAAGTTCCATGTTTCATTTAGGAAAAATGTTACTCCCATAAAATCTATTTCTTCTTTTTCCCAATCAAGAAATCTATCTTTGTGCCAGGTGCTCACATAAGGATATTTCATTTCATGATATCGCAGTGTCTGGTCGTGTCCTGTGAGTAATTCTTTGGTGAAGTAACCCTTTTCCACCAACAAGCCAAAAAAGAAATCTTTTATTTCTTTGTTGAGATAGAACAGATTACAATCGTCTGTTTCGTGATGATCCACTTCATCGTCGTATCTTTCAAAACGTCCATTGTGCTGTGTGATATCTGCATCAATCATCTGATTGATTTTGATCAACTGCTCCGGCGTTAAAAAATTATCTTTAATAATCATTGTATCTGTTTCCTTAACACTTCAAAATATTCATATGTGGCATTGATGGGCACAATAAAAAATTTGTGATCATCGCCTCTCATCAAATCAAACAGTGTGCCAAACTGTCCCACTATGTTGTAGCCTGCTTCTTCAAATATTGACTTTGCTGTTGCCACAATGCTGTGATGCTGTGACATCAATTGTTCCTCGTGCAGGATATCAATATATTTAATGCAACTTAACACACCCGGCAAACTGTAATTGTATGTGAAGCCGTGTTCCCAATCAAACTCTTCAGGCAATACATCATCAATTTTTTTGTTGTACATAGTAATACTGAGAGGGAAAAATCCTGCTGTGATGGCTTTGCCCATAGTGAATATGTCTGGCTCAATAGGAGTTTGTTTCCAACCTGCAAAACTGCCAGTCTTTCCTCCGCCAATAAAAATATCATCCACAATCACAATTACACCTTGTTGTTGAATCTGTTTTATTTTGTCCCAAAATTCTTCTGTGTTGGGTCTTAACTGTTGTCCATAAGAACAAGTTTCCACCATGACACACATAACATCTTGCCAATCTACTGCATTGATATCAAAATCTCTTTTCAATCTCGTCACTTGATCATATGGCTTTAGTGTGTAGAAAGGATCGTTAAACAAACTGTCTCCCATGTTGTAATTTAAAAATGTAGATCCATGATAACTGTTTTCAAAGCACACAATCTTTGTGCGTTTGTGTTGTCCTAATAGTTTTTGATATGCACTGGCAAGTTTTATAGCACCTTCGTTGGCATCTGATCCACTCAATGCAAATATACTTTTGTAACCTGTCATAAGAAACAGTCTATCAGACAGTTCGTAACTGGGCTCATTCAAGTAAAGATTTTCTTTTTCAATTATGCTTTCTGCTATTTCTGGTTTTACTTTGATATTATCATACACATAGTCCAATATATCATGTCTATCAAATCCCAAAGTGAAACAACCATAGTGCAACAACGGATCTATAATTTTCTTTCCGTCATCAATATAACCATATTGCCAATGTGGTTTTGCTACATTGGTTAATCTTTGTACACCTGGTATGAGTCCTTTTAATGATTTCATATACTTAATTATTGAATTTCAAATATCAATTGATCGTATGTGACGTCTACTGAATCTGTAAATTGTTTTTTAGATTCTAATGCAACTGTTATAGGCAAATCCATATCCACAAAATTTTGAACTGAAACTTTTTTGGTTTCTCCTTGATGGAATGTTTTATACAGTTTGTGCGTTTGATCGTTCACTGTGAGTGTTACGTCATAATTGTCAGTTAATTTTTCACTGCCTTCCACAAAATTCTTCCTATTAAACGTTGTAGTACATATAGAACTATTGCTGTCAAACACAAAGTCTACTTCTGTTTTTTCTTTTATATCACCAAATGAAATATCATAAATTAAATTGACAACGTTTACACTGTCAGAATCAAACAGTATTTGATCTGTCATCAGCAACGGTAAATTTTCTTCAGCATCGTCGATATTTTCAAACACAACTGCATCATTGATCATTACAGTTAAATTGTTTTTGTATTGATGTTTTTTAAAACTAAAATATTGTTTGTTGTCTTCTTTTGGACAACGCAGTGTAAAAATTTTATTCATGCTCTATACTGTCTTTAAATTTTACTAATGCTTCTTCAAAACTTAAATGGTCTCCTGGTAATTTTAACAAAGTCAATGACAGTGTCCATCTATCTTGTGTAGGATCTGGATTGTAGGTATTGTGTAGTTGACCTACATTCATCAAACTGGGTTTGTTGATCACTGCTTGATGAATTAAATCTACATCATTTTCATCTGCACTGTAACACTTGTAACATTCAATGTCTGGTTCTATTCCTGCTTCTTGAAAACTTTTGTTGATTTGTGTTTCATCATGATTAATTTCAATATACTCTTTATCTGATTTAAGTTTGTACCACTTGGTTGTGCTGGTTTCAGGACCCCAGGTAAAATTAAGTTTACAGGCATCTTGTTGTCCAGGAGGTATCACCGTATCATTATGAATTGGTATTGCTCCGCCGTTGGGTTTGGTATAAAACCCTTCAATCACATTTGATATTTTCAAGTTGTATTGAGCAAGCCATTTGAACAATTCGTCTGGCAGTTCAGAAATATTCACATATGAAATAAAATCATTTTCCAATGCTTTGTCAAAACATCTGGGTTTGGGCATTGTAAATGGTAGTTGTATGTACCTATGATATATGTTGAAGTCCATGTATGAAAATATTTATAGACTGCTGAATTTATGTGTTACAGGTATGGTTTTGGTACGGGTAGACACGTATATGCCTCAATAGACAATGGCCCGTATAATGACGTGTATGACTGTTTAACAGGTGTTTATTAGGGCACTCTAATAGCCAATTGTGTGAATGATATTGTCACAGTTTGTATAATTAATTGTATGTCAAAAGAAATTCAAAACAAAACAGTTAATCTTAAACAATGGCAAGATGGAAACGAACCGCCATTTAATCCAGAAATGGAAGTCGAAATAAAAGACTTTATAGGTGTATTCAAAAAAGCATTCACAAAAGAATGGTGTGATCATGCAATCAAATACTTTGATGAAATGACCAAGATGGGATTTGGTAGATCAATTCAAGAAATATCAGGAGCACCCAGACATTTAAAAGACACACAAAATTTTAACACATCAAGATTGTATTCGCAAGGCGATAACTTGCTGAGCATTGTTGGAGTTCCTGGAGTACAAGATAAATTTTTAGATACTTTTTGGGCGTGTTACAATGGAATTTACAGACATCAATTTTCATCTTTACAAACAGAAGGTGCACCACAGATGGTATATGAAATGAAGATACAAAGAACTGCACCTGGCGAAGGTTATCATGTTTGGCATTGGGAACAAAGCAGTAGATCCGACACAACAAGATTTATGGTCATACAAGTTTTCTTAAATGATGTGGAAGAAGGTGGTGAAACAGAATTATTATACTATCCTAGAAGATTAAAGGCAGAAGCAGGAACATTATTAATAT